GGCCAAAGCCTTGCCTTGCGCCCAGAGTTACCCCGTGGTGGTTTCCTATTCCACGGCTCACCCTTGTCCCCACTGAACTCAAGCCATCTTGAGTGGTAGCGTCAAGCACTGCCAGCAAATCGTTATGACTTGAAAGTAGTTTTATGATTTTCCCACGACGGGTTTGAGGCAGTCCGTGATCCCTGTCAGGCCCGACTGTTTGAACTGTAGTAGAGGATCCCGGCTGAAATTCATAAATAGCATTTCCCGCAGGGTAGTAAATGTTTCCCCGCCACTTTCCCGTGCCGACACCACCGTCTGAGTGATAGGGCTGCTCAGACATATCAGTCTCAATAAATCTCTGGTTAACAGAATCGTGGATAAACAGCCCCGTTTTAGTAGAGGCGTAAATATGAAATTCCTGATCTGCCCCACGAGCCACAACGAGTCCGCTTATATACCCTGCAGGCAACTGGAGCTTGGCGTCTACAGACCAGTCAGAACTGAGGTCATCTGTGTAGTAAAGCTGGCCTGCGTTATCAATGCCCCAGAGCAGTTCATGCCAGAAGACCACGTATTTAATATCGGTCGTATTTCTAGCCCATGTATCAGAAGCTGTCGCGTATTCAACATCTGCCCCTGAAGCAATCACAAGGGTTTCTGTTGCCGTGCCACTCGGATAGAGAATTCCTTTTGCTGCATCAGTAGCGTCGTTCGGTAACGCTCGAACTTCATCCCCCCAACTGTCACTTGTATTGCTATAAACGCGAACAGAAGTTCCAAAAGTTGCGTAGACCTCGTTTTTGAACTCATAGAGCACATCGACGTCACCGCCCGGCCCCTCATCAGTCAGGGTCGCCAGACGAGGAAGGACAATCCTGCCCTTATAACGAAGTTGGGTCGTGGCATACCAAGCCCGATCGAGGTCTGTTCTCGGATCCAGTATGTTCACCCCGATACCACCACGCAGATCGTCAATAGAATACTCAGACGCATACGGGTTAGAGGCATCCGAATAATCGCCTAACGTCAGTTTGCCTGGTGGTTGTGAAGCAAGAAACTCACGAACTTTACCGCTGGTGGTAAAGATCGCATCATTAATGCGAATCTGGTTCTGTGCTGTAATTCTTCCTGCCATTATTCGTAAGCCACCACAAAGTCGATCTCGTCACCATTGGTATCTGAGTCAACATAAAAAGTATTAAAAAGCTCTGTCAGCGGGCCACTTTCAGTTCCGAAGGTAAACTTCTCGCTTACCCCCTTGAGGATCTCACGACCATAAGTGCTGCTAACGGTGCTTCGCCCAAAATAGGACTTTGCTCCGGTATTGTCTGATCGAGGATGAATCTCAATCCAGAGAATTCTGGAACGGGCACGAACAGAAGCGCTTGCCGACATACCGGCTGACAGTTGCCTAGCTGTGCCGGCAGACGCCACTGTTACAGTCCCCATGTCGATAGGCATTAATCATCCACCCAACGTATCCGACCCGGCCCTTGAATCTTCCGAAGCGCAAACGCAGCTAGTACGTCATAGCGTTCGGCCTCGAGCATCGCAGCCTGTCTCTGATCGGCTGTCCTGTCAGACCTTGCACGCATGGCAAGAGCTGAAGTCTTTTGAATAATCCATTCGGGCTCTATATCGCAGGATGTTGCATCTGCAGACAGAATTGCCGGCTTCTTTCGTCCTGCCAGTTTCAGCGCCGAATGACCTACGTGGGCAGCAGCTTCAGGAGTGAACCTGATTTTGCGCTGATCCCTGTCAATATCCCACAGGTTCCAGTGAAGTCTCTCCCACTGCCCTGAGTCGTTCTGCGTCGCCTCCACACCATCAAGGTGAACTGTCGCAGCCCCAATGTCAGCCGTATATTTCAAGCCGACTGAGATAATTGCCGAGCAATCTTCAGGGTTAGACATGGCTATCCTGAACCGTGTCCATGTACGCGTATCAGATATTGCCGGTATGTTGAGGGTTTCCTTTGCTGTCCCTGCGTTAGCCGTCGTGGAAAGAATAATCTGCAGTTGGCCTGCAGTGATAGCCGTATCAGTCTTGAGCCAACCTTCTATATGCGTCATGCCTGTGAGGTCTTTGGTGCTGATGTCCTGCGTTGCGATCATGTCGCCGGCTCCAAGCCCATCAGCAATTTCGAACTTATTAGAAGCTGAACCTTCGCGCTTATCTTCTTCGCTTCTCGTTGCCGTCACGTCAGAGTCAACAGACTCGCTCCAGACAGCATCACAGTTATCAATGTCCTCACGGTCTTCAGCAGCCCTGTACCAGATTTCTTCAATCCCCACTAAATCCGTCGGAACGTCATACAGCCGTATCTCCCTGCTGGAATGCAGCGAGAGGTCTGTGCTGGGTGGCGATGCCTTTCGGGGCATCATGCGAATGGCACGATTGATAAAGTCGTGCAATCTATGAGGCGGCATATCCTTATCCCAGACTTCATAGGTATCCCCATCAGCCGTAGAAGCAAGGGCGTCGCCGCGAATCGTCCCCGTACCTGAAGATCCCGTGAAGTCATTAATAGGCCTTATCTCACCGTCGTTTGAGCCCGACGTGCCGACAAACCAGAAGCCGTTGATGTAGTCGTCAACCTGTTCAAGAGTGGCGTCAACAAATGTTGTTGAAGATCCACTGCTCGTCATTGTCGAGACGTACACGGCTCCGAGGTTATAGCCAATACTGACACGGAGTTCTTCTCGTGTCTGAGCAAGTAAAACTGCCATGTTCTAATACTCGATTGTGAATCTGACAGTCAACGAAGTAGCAGCGTATGTGGGAGTGCCCCCTGTCGAGAGCTGAAACCACAACTCGCCACCATCTGTTCTATAAAAAAGATTAGGCTGCTCAACGCCAATACGGTTGTTTGTACCGTCTACACGAGTGTCTACAAGCACGACGTTTATCAGCTTTGCTGCATCGGCATCTGCCAGAGCCAGGGCTGCATCGTCAGCAACACCTGTAGGCTCAGAATCAAAAAGCCATACATTAGTGTCGATATTCTGGTCGGCATCATCAGCAATCTGAATTGTCCTGATAACACCGGAGTCAGGGGCACCGGTTATTTGAGTCTTGATCCCAAGAGCATCACCGGAACTGTAGGCATTTGTGTCCAAAGTTGGCTGAAGCCCTTTCGAGCGCCAGATCCTCAAACCTTTTGTCATAGCGAAGTATCCTCCATACCTGCCACCCAAATAGGGTGAACAGGGCTACGTTCTATTTTATTTCCCTAATTTTCCCAGCACATTTATGCGTGCTGTTGTTGCCTGTGCCTGTAAAGAGCACTGCGTCTGCTGGTAAGTTTTGCAGCTTCAGTTACGAAATTACAGTCCTCAATCGGGCAGTGCCCAGCTTTTCCTGCTTCTCGCCACATATTGGGTGGTTCAGATGCAATCATGTGATCCGAAGTGACAACTACTTCTCTTTCGGCCTGAACTACTGGAGCACGCTCCTGCATGTTAGCAATCGCCTGCAGTAACGCCTTACGTTCTGACCGTTCTTCCTGTCGTTCCAGTTCATTCTTATGTTCCTGAAGCGCAAGGAATGCCCTGTTGTGCTTATTGCGAGTGTGCTGAATCGCCTCGAAATCAGAATCAAGATTAGATTTACCGCAGGGCTCCAAACCCCACTCTTTGGCAACAGAGAACCACGGGCCTTCTTTATGAATCCAGCACTTGTATGTTCCCTCTGGTGGTCGGAAGCCGGGGTCTGTAGTGGTAAACACGACTTTGCCATAGTGCTCAGAGTCAGGGTCGTTCTGGCGTTTCCTGAGTTGTGCAGGAAGCATGTTCACATTGCACACGCTGGGATCGCCTGTAAATCTGTCGTAAACCCAGATCCAGCCGGGATCCTGAAGGATCGTCATGGCTGCTGCGCCTGGGAAGTTATCAATCAAACCGTCCTGCATTGAGCCGTCCATAATGCTCTGCTGGGGCTCGCCACTGATAACAGTTGCTTCTCCCTGAGAGACTATCTCGGTCTTCGGCCCTGATTGAATTCTGTTCTCTTCAGGAACATTAACTGCTGTTCCGTCAGGAGATACACCAACATTTGCCAGCTCCTGAAGAAGCAGGTCTGCATCTGAAGGAGCGGGTGGTCGTACTGATTCGGTTTTTTCCGTAGTCATCTTTTGCCTTTCGTGGCGAATTGCCGCTTACTGCGGTTCCGTTTCCTGTCGATCTGTTCGTGGTATCCAGCGACCAGATCAGTTCGGTTATCAAGGATTTTGCTTGTGTCGAAGGGTTGCTCGTGAACCCCTTCGGCTGCATCAATAAGACTTCCCACGGTTTCTTCAAACCAGTAAGTCTTTTTAGTTTCACCAACAACAACCTGCCCATTAGGAGTCCAGATTGTCACTGGCTGCGCGTCATATCCCCCGCCGGGAATGCAGAAGCCTGTCGCAGTGAATTTGGAGACGTCGCCCATGTCCTCTTCGTACTCGTACAGCTCATCGTTTCTCACTACCTGTAAAACACGATAGCGATGAAACGCCTGACTGTCCGGGGTTTTCTTTTCAACCTCGTAGAGCACGTAGGCGTCCTCGTCCATTCTCACATGATCAGTCTTCGGCAAAGTACCGGCGGGAGAATAAGTCACGACTTAAGCGTTCCAGTCACGGTTTGCCTTAACGAGAAGGTAGTCCACATCCATGATGGCGAGTTCAGTCGTATTAGCAGCAGCAGCAAGACAGACAGCCAGGTCGGTTGTCGTCGAACATGCGCCTTTAATCGTCTGCTTCAAAACACCGTCAATGTACCAACGAGCAGTCCCGTCAGGTGAAACTTCCAGTTTAAGAACTTGCCACTCACCAGCTACAGCGTCGTCGTTTAGATCAACGGCAGTAGTAGTGGTTGAAGCCGAGGTGGTACCGCCACTGTGGATACCGTGCCAGTCTTCATCGTCAGTAAGTTCAGAACTCAGGTAAAACCCCACTAAGTCCGCAGGCATAGTGATGGTTGTTCCCGAAGCGTTGATAACAATATCTTCAAGCTGCTCATCAACCGAAAGGATGCTGGTCAGCCCAAAGAATATCTCTTTATCGTCTAGGTCAGGAAGTTGAACGCGAGTTTCTAGCACAATCGAGCCCATCAGCCCAACATCAAAACCGATGTGTGTGCCGATAAAGGTCGTGTCAGCATCAGTATTGGCAGAGGTAATCGTTACAACGCCCGAAAGCGCGTCCTTACCTGCAACACCTGCATCATTGTCCTCAAACCCCTCGCCACCGGCGTAGAAGTCTCCCATTTCCGCTGTATCAGCGGTTAGTGCCAGAGTGTTCCCGACTCCAAAGAAGTCGTTGAAAAGCCGGATTCGTCCCGGCTCTCCTTGTGCATTAATAGCCATGTTTATTACCTCGTCCCCTTACCGTAAGGCGGGTTTGGGACTAATTAATAGTTACTCCAACTAAGCGGTCGGAGTTGTCGCGTCAGAAATTACTTCATAGAGCCAGTTACCCGCAGACCGTTCGCCATAGGCGTACTCGTCATACAGGAATACTGCAGAAGCACCACCGCCAATAGCAGGACGTCGCTCAGTTTCTGATCGGGGTGAATGACCCTGAACAAGAACGAGAGCGTCTTTCGAAAAGACCCCACCTTTAGCAGCGTTACTGCTGATCGTGATGTTTCCATCCTCGTGAATGGCCACACCACCAACCGTGCCCCTGAAGCCGTTTACGAACGTCTTGTCAGCATAGTCATTGCCAAGTGAGTTGGCTACCAACGCACCTGATGACTGGACAAGAATTTCGTCTTCAATGTCCTTGATCTGGAAGCCGTGGAATACAGCATTGATCGTGGCACCGAAGTTCGGCTCAGTAGTGTTAGAAGTGATTCGGGATCTAGCAGCTCTTATGTGACCTGACACAAGCGCGGCACCCGAAGATCCTAGCTGTGTAGTAGCACCATCAACAGCGGTAAGGCCGTCCTGGTCTTTCTTGCGTTGGATAGCGTTCTGTGCGAGCCCGCCGAACTGTGCGATCGACTTGCTCGAGAGGCGCCTGCCAACTCGGTCGGTTATAAGAGTTTCAATACCTACAACAGTAGGCG